CCCGTTTAAATTCCTCAAGTCCCATCCCCGATTCCAGCGCCGCAGTCAACTTTTCCTTGATGGCATTCAAAATTTCCGTATCTCCCGTCCGTGCCACCGTGAACGACTGCCACCTCATTTCGGCGGATAGCTTGACAAATTCCTCTTTCGTGATCACCCCTTTTGCCACAAACCACTCCAGCGCCCTGTCCAAAATATCCGGCAACTCCATTTCAGCAAACTCCCTCTCCCCCTGGGAGAGGGCAGGGGTGAGGGCAATCTCTTTTTGCACCTCTCTCCGCCCAATCAAATTTGAAAGAACCAACGCCTCATAAATCGCATCCGCCTGATCTGGCAGACGCTCCGCGATAAAATCAATTAATTCCCGTTTGCTGCTAAACTTTTTTTTTTCACCTTTTCCGCCAGCTTGTCAAACTCACCGGCTAACAGATCCCGGTATCGTTCAGATAATCGGTCAAGACTTGTAAAGATCGCACTTGCCTCTGAATTTTCTTTGAAAGCCTGTCGCATTGCCGCGAGAGCTTCCGACATCTTAGTTTTATTATCAAGACCCTGACCTGGTGACGCAGCGCCCCAACCTCCGGCTGGTTGCGCCATTTCCAGCACTTTCTCCCCTGCTTTTGGCTTCGGGATTTGTAGCTTGTCATAGACCCAATCCTCCGGGATTTTCAGCCCCGTATTAACCAGGTTCGCAATCGACTGACTGAACGAAATGAAAATGCCAACGGCAAATTCCACAAATTCAAATCTGGGGTAATACTCCACATCGAAATTAAAATCCACCAGCCGCCGGATCAGCGATTCCGACAGCGCTGCCTCCACCACTGCCGCATCAAACGTGATATATTCCTCGAAAATATCCGAATGCTCCGCACCCAGCGCATAGCTCCCTTGCCCGCGCTTGCCCTCCTCCGAAATCAGCGTAGCGCCAAATACTCGTTTCGATATTTCGCTGTTGCACGTGGCGATAAATCGTTCATACCCTGCTTCGCCATTGCGCATGGCTTCCAAAAATTTCACCTCGAAGCCTTCAGGAACACGAATGCCGGTCTCTTCCTGAATGCCCTCTAAAATCTCCTCGATCTTGGTGTATTCGGATGAGCCTGGTTCTACGTTGCGGGGAATGATCACCTGGGCGAGTGGCATCCCAAATTTCTCGGCAAAGATCGCCCAAAATTTCGCCACGTTTTTCTTCACCCAGACCCAAAAAGCGCACTCGGCTGAGGCGCTTTTGCCATACGGATTTTCGTCATCCGGTCCCATGATGATATGGATAAACTTATCTGATGGCAGCTCCACGCCGCCCGGATCAGGATCGATCTGGTTAATGCTATAATGCCCAAATTCATCGAACTTGAACGAAAACAGTTTCGGGTCCTTCCACCGCAGCGATTGCAATCCGACCAGCCGCTTGCCACGCCAGTCCACCCATTGGTAATTGATCTCGGTCAACGAAAAACCACGACCAACCGCCGTCAGCATCGCCTCTAAATCTTTTTCAAACGAGCCGGTCATATTGACCAATTGATCCCTCACAAAATCGGCAATGGTAATATCCCGTTTCGTTTCCGATGCCGGAATGATGCGCCAGCCCTTTTTGATCAGCTTAGCCCGCCGGGTAGAGAGAGCGGAGGAGAGATGCGTATCCCGCTCAATATCGTCCAGGTGCGCCATCCCCTTTGACGCGATCAGAGAATCAGGATTCTCACCGCTCAAACCGTACTTGTACAGAATATCACGCCCCGCCCTGCCAAATTCCTTGCCGGTCGGAGCTTTCTTTTCTTGAAAGATGCGGCGATTGCGCTGCTGGTAGTATTTTCGTTTATCTTTATCTGGCATTTGTTTTTTTTAATTATTACAAAAATTTCACTTGACTTTTGTATTACATTGTATTATATTGTACTGTACAAAATAACAATCAAAAAAAAACTCGAAAGGAGCTACAATGACACCCAATCAACTTATTAAGATCGTTCGACAAGAAAAAAAAAGTAACTGGAAAAATTCTGATTTCCCAGAACAATGGGAACAGAATATTGAAAAAATTTCCAACCACATGGCGCAATGTCAAAGTTGCGCCACTGATTTCGGGAATTTTGCCCGAAACAAAAAAACATTGCAAGATGTTTTTAATTCGCATCACCAACCAGAAAATTTAGAAGACTGGATTTGCTCATAATGAAATCAAAATCTATTCAAATCCGTCTAAGTATCGAGACGTTAGAGCTGCTGAATAAATGGTATCCACGTCTCGAATTGCGATGGAAAATCGAACAGGCGATTTCAGATTTGCAAAAATTGAGATTGCCTGTTTGTGAAAACTGTGGTCATTCTATGACTATAGATAGTTTTGAAAATGTCAATGACCGAACGGCGGGCTTTGTTATCACCGCCAGCGAATTTGATGAATTTGGGCACATCTGTTTTGGATGTGCCAGAAAATTAAATTTAATACAATGGATCAGGGATGGAGCAACACAAGACGAACTATATTCTTTTTTATCATCTGGTGGTCCATCCTAATTTTTCTATTTTTCTTTTTACTGCGTAAAAATTCCCTTTAACCTTCGCCAGATTATTGGATGGGAAGATCGCGTCCGGTACCATTCGACCTCTGAATCGGCTGTTCCGTATAAAATCGCACAATGACGCCCGAAATGGTCGTCATGGTAATCCCCAGCGAGGCAATCATGCTTGCCTCGCCGGTCACGTAAGCCGCCCATACGCCCAAAAGCTGCGCCACGAGCAGCCATATCGTTCTACTTTGCCACCAATTTTTTGTAATCATAACCAGCCTTCTTGATGCGTCCTTTCATGTACATGGCGTTCAGTCCCCAGCCGCCGATAATTAAGCCGATGATCCAGAGGATAATCGAAACGAAATCCTCGGAATAGAGCGGAAAATCGGGATAGTGTGATACCAGTTGCGTAAACAGCAATGGCAGCAATGCGCCTAACAATGTTTTGATAATGTCCTTCCAGTTCATAGAGCACCTCATAAAAATGTTTTAATAAGCGTTGCAATCGAAACCACGCCCAATCCGGCAAGCAATCCATAAATCCAGCTCACTTTATTTTCGACAGTTGTCACTCTGCCATCGAACTTATCGAAGATAGCTTGCAAATTAGCACAGATTTCATCTTGCTTTTTGATTAATGCTTGTATCTGATATGCTAACAAATTTTCTTCGCCTTTTGTCACATAGCCCCCAGATTTATGTTTCTGAAATAACTCCGGTTATCACTATCGCCAATTTGCGAGGCAACCGTTTTCCCTCGCAGCCCCGCCGTCTCGCTCCGTTTGCCCGCCGTGCCGAGCAGTCCTAACGCCACCGTGGCACCGAGTCGGTCGTTGATTGCACCCATTGCCATACAACTGGCATCGAAATCATCGTCTCCCAGTTTTGGATTGATGTATTCGAGCTTGCTATACTGGTGATTTTCTGTTGGCTCCTCACGAACATTGAGCAATCGGGAGCACAACAGACGGCAATTTCTGGCAATAGGACGATCATCTTTTGCATCAAACCTCGGTATCAGTAATTTCATTCTTTCGACACGGTTTTTCAGAATTCCACCCCAGAGCCATTTTGCCCTCCCCGTGTTCCATTGCGGCGCAAAATCCCAATTTCCCCAATTCGAGGGCGTATTCTCCGGGAACTTGATCCGGTCAACTCGAATCTGCCTGGCATTGTACAGCGCATCGTTCATCTGGGCGATCAAGTCCGCCTTGAGCGCATCGCCATAGCCGCCCTCGATGCCGAAAAAGTACCACAGATCCACCATGTCCCCAATCAGGGTCACCGGGTCGGTTGTCGGTTCCCAGTTTTGCCCATACAGCCAGAGCGCCGTATCCCCTACGACCTCAAAAATCTGGATGGAGTAAAGCGATGCAGTGCTACTCGACCCGGATGCCCCACAGTCAAAGCCACAATAAACGCGTCCCACTGGATGGTAGCGTTCCCCCGGCTTAAATTCAACGCCTTCCCAATTGCGTTCCTTTGCCAATCGCTGGCAATTTTCGAGTTTTTCTTCCCAAATGAAATTGCGACCGCTCGTATATTCAAGCTGATAAATCCGCCGATATTCCTCTTCAGTCAGATTTTGCCGTGCCAGATCGATAATCTTTTCATCATAAAATCCGAGCGCAATGCCCAGCTCCACCGGAAACTTAGCACCGATTTTATAACTGCCCGCCATGTCATAGCAATAGATATTTCCCTTTGCCTCTTGAATCGTGCCCGTCAGGCGCACGCGGGTTGGTTTGCCATTGCGATTTTTCGCTCCGCCCCTGGGAATGACTCGGTTTTCAAATCGTTCGATATTGAGATCGTCAAACTCCTCGCCTCTGATAATCGTGCAATTGACGCCCTCGAATTCCCCCAGGATGCCGTGAATGTTCCAATTGCTTCGGTTGCAAAACTCATATCGCGTGGAGCTGAACATCCGCTTGCCCGATTCCCAATTCAAATAGTTCCACAGGATCTCCGAATTTTTGATGGCATTGAGTTGATAGCGGAGGGAATCCATCGCCTGGGATTCTTTTGGCGCCCAGGTACGACCCTCTTCAAACGCCGTTGTCGCTGCCTCATACAGACAAATCAGCTCGATCAAAAACGTCTTGCCGAAGCGGGGTGGAGCCATCAGCAAATAAAATTGATTTGAAAGAACCTCCTCCATCCACAAAATTTGTGGAGCTCGGAACTCGATATTACAAACGTGCTTAAACCACGATAATAAATCATCTTTGTACTTTGCGATTTCAATCTCCGCCTGGGTAGCGAGGCGGACTTGCTGCTTATTCATTTTCGGCTAACTTCTTTTCGACATCGATCTTTTCCATTGCCTCCCGCATCCGCTTCAGCTCATCGTGCATTTTCTTTTTCAGCTCAATCATCGAAGCCTGATCCACCGTCTTATCGTCAAGATAGCCTTTTAAAGTCTCAGACTCCTGCCGTGTCCTGGGCGTCATATCCTGGTCAATGGCAGAGAAACCCATGCTTTGCACAAACGCTGGCAGGTCCTTAATCAAGGGATTTTTTTCATAGCCAATATTAAACACCATCTTGCCTTCGTCATCCCGGAGCGGTTCACCCTCTTTGTCAAACATCGGTTTTTTAATCTCAATCGCCACGCCCTTGTGAATGACATGATGCACCATTTCTTCAAAAATCTTGTGGAGCTTCGCCTGAGCCAGCCCCGCCAATTCCCGGAGATCGTTCACCGCCCCCTCTTTGTACGCCTGGATAAAGCGAGCCAGCGTCTCAAGATCGTGAGGGCAATATTTAAATTCTGCTTTGCATTGATCAAAATCGGGGCACTCAGCGCAAATGGAGTATTTCCCTGGTTTCGCTGGCGCCATAAGGTGAAATTTAGAGGATCGCCGGCCATGAATATAGCCATTGAGAGCGGTGCGAGCTTTACCAGATTCAGTCACCGGACCTGTGGCTTTATCCCAGCCCATTTGAAGATTATAAACTCGATGAGAGACTTCACGTACTTTGTCTGATTTTTCACAAACAGGGCATGAGGCAACGCATACGTCACCCGTAGTGAGATATTGGTCGGATTGCCAGACCAAACGACATGGCTGGCACATAAAATATTTTGCTTCGCGGTTGTCAGTCATAACACAAAACGCCCTTTCGCTGGCATATTATACAAACGAAAAGGCGTTTTGTCAATAGGGTTGCACGAATTCGTCTAATTTAAGTATTTAAATACGTGAATTCGTGTAATTTTTTATTAATTATCTTTTATCAATAATGGTTATTAAAAGAAACCAGGGGAAATCAACTGTACTTTTGCATGTCTCACTATGAATAAATCGTTTATTCATTTCTGATGCTTTTATGCTATTAAGACATTCATTGCAAATTAACATATCGCTATCTAACTTCCAGTAAAGTGAAAAATTTCTCAACTTTTCATCAATATCATTTTTTTTTATATTACTCATTTCTTACATCTCCCACTTTTTTGCCCATTAATCAAATTAATTAAATCTGATCCTGATATTAACCGTCTTGGTCTTTTTTGGCTGGGATCAATGCAAAAGGACGGTATTCTCCCTGTACGAATATATCGATATGTCGCTTCTAATCCCAGTTTAAGAAGTGACGCCACTTCACATGGTGTATATACAGCATTTCCCAATATTTCCTGATGTCGAACCTTGATGTCGTTCATTTTGTACTCCTGAAATAAATAAAAAGTTCTGTGGCTAACAGAGGGAGGGGGTTACTGGTCGAGCCGGTCAAGAAACTCAAAGCCCCCGCCCTCTTTCACTTGTTTTTCTTTCTATTTTCATTTCGCTTTTTACTTTTCAATGCGAAACGAGTGTAGATATTATTCCTTTTTGCGTTCATTTCAGTCTTGTCTTGTCTAATTTGCGCTTATCTATTTCGCACTTTCTCAATTATGCGAAACAGTTTTAGTCTTAGCCCGGACGTTAATCTCAAAAGAATCTCTGCTTAGTAGCTGAGGTGAGCAGGTCTAATGCTTATAATAATGGTTTTACTATTCATTTTTCTTAGACTTAAATGTATTAATCATTAGTTCAGTATATCCCTTCAGCTCAGGGGCAGACCTGATGTTCGCTGTTGCACTATGCTTCAGAGTATCATTTGTCAATAATCCAGCAATATGAATGTATTGCTGCGTTGTTTCAAACTTGGCATGTCCCATATTCTGCTGTAATACCAATGGATTCATGCCCTCTACGATGGAATATGTACCGTAGAAATGCCTAAATTGGTGTACAGTGATCCTGCGATCAATGCCTGTATTATACGCCGCTCTTTTGAGCAGATAATCCACTGGGCCGCGCAATATTGGCGCTGTTACATCTTCTTGACATAGATGCCTAAACTTCATTTTAAAAAACAAGGGATTCGATTTGTTTTGCTTTTTCTCAGCGTGGAGCCAAATATAATAACGCATAAAATAATCGACTAACGATCCTGGAATAAATTTCCCAAATTGAATTTGTCGGTCATAGGTCGATTTTTGCGAGGGAATAAGCAAAGTGAAATGATCTTTTTTCCGATCCACGTTCCCCAGTTTAATGCGCTCGAATTCACCGATCCGAACTCCGGTCATCGCTAAAAAGGCAATGATTGCCGCATTGCGCATGGATATTTCAGTCCCTTTGCGGTGCTCCATAAAGCACATGCGTTCCACTTCGTCTGGGTGCACTAATTTGGGAAATGCTCGATATTTCTTGATTGGCTCCAATCCACGCGTGGGATCTGGTATGCCAGCGATCGGTCCATAAAATTCAAAAAAACGTTCCAGACCGGTTTTCATCAAACGTCTGGTGTTAGCGTTTTTTTGATCCAGCAAGCGCATATCGGCTAAAAATTGCACGACATCCGCATTGCTCGCCTGATTGAGATTCACCTTGCGAGCAAAAAGTTTAACTTGATTCGCATAGGTATACGCGGTGCTGGGGCGCACCGATTTTCTGCCTACCAGCCATGCGATAAATTGCTTTCTAATCGTTTCATCCAAGATACATCTCCCCTTGTTTATTCACATAACTACTCACAAACTGACAATATAAATCCATAAAATCAATAAACCTCGACTTATGAATTAACCATTTGTGATCTGCCCTGAAATACATCCATTCGGCATTATGAACAAATTTCATTTTGATTTGCTCAATGAATTGTTTCCGCTCTGGCAATTTCAATTCACGCTCCGAGAACTGCCAGGCGAAAAAATCCTTGAATCGAGTTTCGACCCAGATATCCATCACGCCGCCAAACTCCATTCGGTTAATTCGATTGCTTCTTGCTTAATTAACTCGTATTCATCCACTTCGACAAAACTATCCAGCAACCGTTTGTAATACATCCGCCATTTTTTCGGATCAGTAAAAGCAAGCTGCTGAAATACCGTTTCGCTCACACCGAGTTGAATAAAATATGACCGCTTAAATCGTAACGCCATAACTCCCCCAGGTTATAATCCAAATCTCTTTTGCATGGTTTCTATTTTCTGCCGCAGCAAAAATTTCTCCGTCTCATTCGTCTCGGATTGCCATTGGGCATAGAGGCGCTTGAATTCGGCGATTGCTTTCTCTTGCCAGGGGAATCCCGACTTCGCGGTCATTTGCTCGGCTAATGCCTTTGCAATGCTGTTTTGCTCCAATTCTTTTGCCCATTCCTGTTTCAACTGGGCATGTTGCTGGAACGTGAATTCAGTTGCCAGCTTCTCCCAACGAGTGGCGCCATGACTCGATTTCAGGAAATACAATAGCGATCCCACTTCCACCTTGCCATTGCTGAGCACCGAGTCCATATCCGAGAGAAAGACATCGATATTCCCCTTCACTTGTCGAATCAAATTAGTCAAGATGTCATTCAATTCCGTAAATGCCTTATTCCGTTCCTCGTCTTTACTGATAAAGGGAAACGGATTTGTTTTGAATTTTTTTAAAAACGCTAACTTCAAAACTTGACTGGCCTGGTCATTTGAAATTTCGCCTTTGGTATTATTATTATCAGATGTCTGATGTTTATGTTTTTTACTTAAACCTAAAGGATTAGGATTAGGTTTAGGATT